TAGTATTAACAACCCTATTTCCTGTTATAACCGGCGTAGTCACATTAACACTTGTTCCACGTTGAACAACATCAAGAGATGTGCTTACATAAGTTGTCCTACCTCTAGTAGTTATCAAATTTGATTGTGTTTGTGTGTTTGCAACATCAACTATTTTAAATTCTCTTTCACCAACCCTAAACTTCAAATTATCATTATTTGGAATTTGGAATACACCATATACTGTTCCTGTGCTATCTGTTACAAGATTTGCACCTTGCGGGGCAGTATTTGCAAAAGCAGAAGTTGTCGGTGTACAGAAAGGTGATACAACTTCATCATCAAAATATGTATACACTCTAGTACTTGGTTTAAATCCAGTACCCGTGAATTGTATTTCTCTTGATCTCATATAATCTCTAAGAGAAACATCTTCCACAAAGTTACCTATTTCAAAAGTTTCTCTGGCCGGACTTACTTGCAGTTGCGTACCTGTTTGCGTTTGAGTTTGTTGAATGGTATCCGTTGATGTAGTAACGGTTAGGAGCCCGCGATTCCGCTCAGTCACCCGCGATCCCGTTACTCTTGCAGATGTAGTAACAAAATCACCAAACAATACACCTTCATCATTCAAAATATTCGTAAGATTGCTGACCGCATCAAACACTCCATCAAAATCTACTTGAATATCAGGTAATGTAGTTACGTCTGGCGTATTATCAATTTCGGGATTTAGAACTATATCACCATTCCATATAGCAGTAATTTCTTGAACGGGGTTTCTAAGTCCTGTTGCTTTCTTCTGTTCAATAACTTCTACATCAGAATATGCGAGAGTGATTAAATCTCCCGTTTTACGAATTGCTGTATTTGCAAGAGTAGTAGATAAAGACATTCCAATATCTTTACGTCTAAACACTGCCCGCAGCTGTGAGCGATTAATATCAATCGCAGCTCGATATCCTCTTGAACTTGTATCTGCATTATTATGGCCATCGAAATTATCTACAAAGATACCATTTTTAAATCTATTCTGACCTGTAGAATTAAATATCTGCTTGTTCTGTGCTGAAGATTCTAGAGCGTTCAGAGATGCATAATATTCTAAATTATTGACTCTATTTTCAAGGCCTCGAATATCCTTCATCGTAAATCTACGATTATTTCTTGTATCTAATTTAACTTCTAAATCTCTACGATTAAATTGCTTCGCAACATGAGATGATAATGAAGGATAATATGGAATATTGAGAGTTGCTAATACCATTCCTTCTGGATTATCAAAAGGAGCCCTAGATTGTTCAGACGGAACACCCTCATCAATTGATATATTACCTTGTGATGTTAAAACAATATTATCTTTTCTAGTCAAATAATATTGAACATCTGCCTGGAAATTTTCATCTGGCGTTGGTATATAAGAACCGAAGTTCGCATCTACTGTGACTGAAGTTAGACTTGCTGGATTACTTGGCGCGCCTGCAGCTGTTCCTGTTGTAGTTGGACTACAAGTGTTCGCAAGTCTAGGTCTAAAATCGATGGAATCTCTAAGGTCATACCTAGTTCCCGATCCTTCCATCGCAACCAAAGGAATATCTTGAGTGCGAATTTTATCTGCTGGTAACACAACTGTAGCATCATCTACAGGATAGGAATCTACACTAAAGAATCCTTTACCAGATGATGTACTCGTAGTGAAATGATCGAACTCAATCAAAAGACCATCAGTTGCATTAATAGCAGTTGATAACTGGTTCGTAGGTCTTAATGCAAGCTTTGAAGTTCCGTAGAAGGATTCTGTTTGGCCAGGATTAAGAATGAATTCTCTGGTTACATTGGTATCAGCAGTCGTTACTGCTGTATTGCTACCCCTATACACATTTTTAATTTTATGTGCATCAGGAACACCCAATGACCACGGACCTGTATTACCACCGTTAGCACCAGCAAGTAAGCCGACATTAATATGTACGTATCGACCTTTATTGATCGTTTTTACTTCTTGAACTGCCGCGCTTCTTAAAATATTATAATACACCTCACCTTTCCAACTGGCTGTAGCAATATTTTCACCGCCAACATGAATAGTTCGTTGTATAGAAGAATCGTCTGCACTTGAACCACCGTCAGTACTAAAATCAAAAACATGTCCTGACGGATAGTGTTTTACGAAAGTATCACCAGAAAGTGCGCCACTGAAGGCTGCATCTGTAGTTAAACTTGTTGCACTCGCAATTGCTGTGACTCTTCTGGTTTGACTGTCTGATATAATAATATCACCAACTGCAAGTTGTGAAGTAAATGCAGTTCCGCTTCCTGTAACTGTAGTTCCAGAAGAAGAAGCTGTTCCAGTAAGGTTTATTGTACTAACCGCTTGTTTTGCGACAACTAAAAACTTCTTTCTATCTGCCGCGGAAGTAACACTATCATTAAAAGTTTCAGTACCACCTGTAGCAGTATTACCAACCGTAAGTGTAGCTGATCTATTATTCGTACCAGAGAATGTTAATGGTCTAGATCGTCTAACTACAAATTGAGTATCTACAGCATCATCTTCATCTTTAAGAGTTTTCGTTCCTCTTTGTGCAAACGCAAAAACAAGTTTATTAATGTTGGTTTCTTTTAGTTTTGCTTCACTACTCTCAAGAACGCAATCTGCATGGCCATCTGGACCGCTTGCCCAATTATAATACACTGCTCTAACACTAGCAAATTTCGATCCAGCATTCATTTTAATATCGAATAGATACAATCTATACTGAGCAGTAGGTGTGCCGGGCGTACCAGAATGAGTTTCAAATCCACGTACCTTAGCAGTTCCTATCTGTGCGCCAGGACCGGAAGTTGTACCATAAGTTCTACTAGTAATCGAATCCGCGGCCGCACTGCGTAATGAAACTGTGCCGAGATTTCTTACATCCCAATGACCTGATAGTTCATCAACAATAACATAGTTACCATAACTAACGCTTACTATTCTAGCGTCCTTCGTTTCAAAATCTGTTGATTTTCTTACATCACGAAATACTGAAGCTGAAAATTGTGAACGGTTTCCTTTAACATACCCAATGCCGGGCTCAACTTCAACAACAAGTTTATTTGTATCGCCTGCTGGAGTTGTACCGGAATCATATTTACCTAAATTATTAGCAGTCTTTAGATGTTCCCGAATACGGAAGTTAAAAGGTTTCGTTACATAATCACCATGCGTTTCAAATAAAGTATCGCCAAGTTGTTTTCCTAATTCAGCTCGTACCGTTTGTGTAAGTTCTTTTATTAATACACCATTTTCAAATTTTGCGATAGGAACAAAAGTAGTGGTGTTCGCAGTTGCTGGGATACGTGAAGTAAGCGTAGGTGTAAGTTTAAGTCTTTCTGCACCAGGCGCTGCAAAGTTAGTTGCGCCAGTTGCGTTATCTAAAATAGAAGCGTCTTCGTTAGAATCTACTGTAGTTTCGACAGTTTCAAAACCAAGAAATCTCGTTGGTCTAGTACCAAATTTTTCTACAATTGTACTCTGTGGAGCAACGCGGATGAAAGAACCTTTATGATATATAATACCGTCACCGACACTTGCGCGGAATCCTTTACCCGTTGCTGAAGTTGTGACTGCATTTGCAGCAACTTGAAATGCACCAGCTCTAGTTCTTACTGTAAGCACTTCATTATCAGAAAAAGTTTGAGTTGTATTATTCGCACCAGAATTTGTATATTGAACGTAAATGGTAAAGTTATTACCAGAACCATCTGCTTCTGCTGCCTCAGAACCATCTATAATATCAACCAGAAGACCTTCTACACCCGTTGTAGTGCCTGAAACTGTTGCATTTGCAAGAACACCGGAATTAAAGAAATCACTCGTAAGAACAATTCTATTATTTGCATCTCTATCACGAATCTTTACATATTGCACTTGTTCTGTACGGATAGGAACGCCAGTAACAACTGTACCGTCTTTAAACGATTCATTGAAACCACGTTCAAGTTGATTCTGAAGAATTGTCTGAAGTTGTGTTAACTCTCTCGCCTGAACCGCATAGCCAGGTCGAAAAAGAACTCTATGAAAATTCTTATCTTCAGAGAAATCGTCAAAAAATGGACTTTGGTTAAGATTTGTTTCAATCGGCATGAAATGTTACCCTTATTTCTTTAAAAATCCAGCACTATTTTTATGTCTTCTGTCTGGTCTTCGGCTCTAGTTACCTTGGATATATTTTCTGTATGTATAAACTCTCCAGAATATGTATTTGCTTCTGGACCATTGATAGTAGAAACTGTCGCTACTTTGGTTGCGCTACTACTTTTCAAAATTTCATCATCCTTGGTCCAAGGAATACCCGCGCCACCATAACTTCCTATATTATTTATATAGACTGTATAGAAAGATGTATCGCTTTGTACCTCGTCATCTCTAATAAAAACAACAATTGCGTTAGCAGATTTTACTGCATTACCCATAGCCTTTGTCGCTCTTGCGGTAGGACTTAATTCTGTTACGAATTGTAATGTTCCGAGTTCAGCATCAAGCCTTGCTCTTTCATGTGTTATAAGACTTCCTGATTCCAATCCCTGATTTGCAGGGAGTAAGAAATCTGCATCAGTAGAATCGTAAGATATAGTCAATTCTGTTGTAAGACGTAAATTTGCTGGACTGTTGGTTGTGTTTGCAGCTCTTTCAATAGATATAAGATCATTATCTTCATCTACTTTAAGAATTGGATTCTTCAAAACACTTACTGAACGAAAATCAACATTAGCGGGAATAAACCCTTTACCAGTAGCTGATACACCTAAAGTACCATCGAACTGTGCATTTAACATTAACTTATCACCACCCAATTCTCTTACAGCATCCTTACCGTGGCCGCCGACAGGAGAAAGAACAACATTCGCGGTTGCACCTAACCCATGTACAGAATTTGCGGTAATTAAAGCATTCGCTTGAGTGTATCCTGTACCTATAGTAATCATAAAGATATTCGCAATACCACCCGTCGCGCCCAGCGTTCTAGAGTAAGCCTTCGCGTTTGTCCCATCACCTATAACAGTAACCGTAGGTGAAATGATCATCCTTGTATCTGTATTAGGTAGTGTCTGCCAGGCTGTATTAACAGTCAAGGTTTTAGTTGCGCCAACATAATTTGTAACGCGCCTTAATTGGCCCTCACCCACTCCACTAATAAGATATACACTTGAACCATTGTAAATGTTATCGACGGGTGATGGTGTTGATCCTGATGCAGTTGATATTTTAACAGTAGTAGTTGTTGCGGATTCTGCTACAGTATTTGAAAGTGACATATATCCAGAACCGACATTAAATGTTTCAACAACTTCAATTGACCCATTCGCAGATGCATTTTGAATTATTAATTGCCTATCTCCTTCAGCAGAAGCATCTGTATTCGCAAGTGTACGAACCGGCATGTAAGCAGCAGTAAGGAATTTATCTGCTTGACCCAAGCTAATAGTATACATATATTTCCATGTATATCCATCAGATAGTGTGAAAACTTTTGTGGAATAACCAGTTGGTTCAACTGTTGATGCTGCACCCTTGTTATTATTGATGCATTTATAAACATTGTTT